TGGTGGTTTGCATATCGATCATATTCCATCGTGGCGCCAGTGTTGACAAGAGTTCTTGCCGTTGCCGATGTTGCCGTAACACCAGAGACAAATGCACCAGTAGCCTCATCAATGAGGGCAATGGGAAAACTAGTCAAAGCAGTTCCATAGTGAGTAGAGGATGCTATTCCAGTTCTTGCATTCCATGTATCGTTAAGGACATCATATGTCTGTGGAAGAAGTAACTGAGTGGAGAGTTGAGATGAAAACCATACAGTTCCGCCAAGAATGATGAATATTGATGATGAATCTGGAGTATCTGTCCACGGACTATCCACAGTCAATGTCACAGACTCGATGCTATAATGTAAATTTGCCGATCCTGGATTTGTGTTTGGGGTAGATGTATTAAACGGAATATTTCCGAGTGTGTCTATCATTTGATAGGCATTATCGGATACCGTTAATGCAGTTTGACTGTTGTACAGGATTTTTCTAGTTGCGTTCAATACAGAACCACTAGAATTGAACTGAACACGAACGCTGTAACCATCCCACTGATTGAATCTCCATTTTTTAACTGAATCAGTGATGGCAGTGGTTGAGGCAGTCGTTGAAAATCCAGAGTCGTGAATCACAACATCGGAGACTGCTGTGATAGTCCTCTCCTGCCCAGCACCCTTTCCCGATGCTATCCTTATTCTTTTTCCAACTGCATTCTTCGTTGTTTGTCCGATACCACCCGTCTGAATCGTGGTCGATGTCGCTGACAAAACTATTCCCTCATAACCCTGCGACTTGGTTGCGGCTCCCTTTACAGTTCCGCTGGTGCTAACAGGAGTAAATGAAGATATCTGTTGCCATGAATCGCTATATGTGTCATATTGATAGTTGACGTTTGAAAAATCAATGAGGTAGAAGTACCGCTCGCCAGTCTGACCATTCAGACCGATGAGGCAGTTTGTTGCTGCCGTTGTGATTGGGCTAAAACGCATCCATTCAAATACTGGCTGATCTACCTGTCGCTTTAGTAAATTAGTTACTGCCATGATATTATCCTATTATGAGAAAGTAAGTTTTGATCTGATTGCCTGTGCATAGCAAGCCTGTGCATCGTTTGCCACACGCCACAACTGATGAACTGGTCCTTCTGTAATTAAACCGATTGTAGCAGAGGTAGAATATGCATACGGATTAAGTAGTGTACTCTGAAAGACTCCAGTGGTAGCATTACTGACATTTGCCGTTATAGTACCAGATGAAACAGTAGTTGGAATAGTCGTATTGACCTCTGTTGGTGTTCCCAAGTTTGTTCCTACGGCTTCAATGACAACCTTTTGTCTCAACCTAGAATCAACCACCGCATTGCTCTCAAGCAACTTGTTCATCCTGCGGAGTAGATCGTGTAGACTCTCCTCATTCGACGGAACATCAAGGAATATCTGCAACACATCCGTGTTTGCCATTGAGGATGTATCATAGTCAAGAGTCAGCACATTGTTGTTGAAACTGACTGCACCCTTGGTCGAATCGGCAAAGTTGTAGATGATCGTGTTTGCCGTGACATTCGTGATGAGTAGAATGTTCGAAAGAGTAATCGACTGCCGAAGACCTGAGAATGTCACGGTCTTCGCTGTCTTGTCGAAGGCATAGGAACCTGGTGTATCTGTCGCTAATAGTTGCTTCATGTGTACCTCTATTTATAGCGCGATTGCCATTGCAATGGCAAATGCTTCACTCGCTCCACCTGGACCCGCTGGACCTGTAGCACCAGTGGCTCCAGTTGCTCCACCACCAGATGCAGTTGATGCTATGGTAAGGGTCTTGCCGCTGAGTGTTATCGTGATGTTGGAACCAGCCGTGATTCCAACAGGACCAGTGATTCCATTCACCCCTGTCACATAGGAACTTGCCGTGTTCAGCAGCGTTCCCGTTACAGCAGGAAGAGTATGAGTAGTATCGGCAGCAGCATCTGCGTTTGCACGAATGTCCGAGTTGTATTGAGTGCTTAGGGCATCAGCACCAACTATTCTTACAGTTCCGCTGTCCGAACCGACGTATGCAGATTTCTGCACCGTTATCCTACCCAATGAGGAGGAGAATGTTGCTCCTGCAATGGGGATGTCGAATATGGCACCACCAGATGTTGACAACTCAAGCATCTTTGTGCCTGTGGAAGCAAACGTTCCGCTTATTCCATTGTATACCCTGAAGGTTCCGACATATCCCTCAAGGTAGACATTCGATCCAATAGTGGTGCTTCTACCAAGTCTTATTCCACCAACTCGCGCAGATGATCCAGATGTAGCCTGTGCTATCCTCAGACCAGTGCCATCCGTGCTGGCAACGACATCAATCGCATTGGTTGTGGTGGTGACGGAAACCTGACTGTCGAAAGTGGCACCACCCGATGTGACATATAGGTTGGATGATGTTATGCCCGAACTCATCACCTGTTGGACGGAGAATGTGTTTCCTTGGTTCGTCCTAGCAACATTGGTGATTGCACCGGTGACTCCATTTACCGATGCGACATAGTTGACGAAGGAGACAGCACCCGTCGAGCCATTGAAGGACAGCACATGGTTGTTGGGATCATAGACCGTTACTGTTGACTCCACCGCATTTCCGACGAATATCTTCTTGTCGGGAATGTTGATAGCAATCTCACCGAACGATAGTCCGGCGGGAACCGAGCCTGGCGTAACCGAGTTCTTGATCTTTATCTTTGCCATGTATTATACTTGCACTTGAGTGATCGGTGCCTTTGCCTTCTTCTTGGTGTCCACTACAGGAGTCTTCAACTGCTCAATCTCAGCCTTCAGTGCATTGTTCTCTGCCACCAATGCATCGTGGTTTTCCTTGAGGCTCCTGTACTCAGCAAGAATGCTTTCCTTGACGCTGATCTCCCTGCGAAGATCGTTTTCAAGGGCTGTTGTTCTTGCAGACATGGTTCCGATCTCCGTCTTCAACTTGTTTGCCTCATGGGCAAACGATGTTGCTCTGGTGACTTCTCCGTCAAGTTGCTCGGTCGATGCCTTGAGGGAGTTCTTTGCCTCTGAATACAGAGCAGCCATGTCCCTATGCCTTGCTTGCTCGACAAGAAGGTTCACTTCAAGCACAAGGTTGGAGTTCTGTAGATCCTGAACCCTCTTCTGAAGAGTTGGGATGATCACGCTTTCCGAATAGTTCACTTCACTCATGATATACCTCCATTGTTATCTATCAGTAGTTTCCGCCGTCTATCATCGCTTCAATCTGAACACAAGTTATAGTTCCCGTTGCAACATTATACGACAGGGGTGTGGTTGCCGTGGCATCGATGAGAAGACCCGTGGATAAACTTGCAGAAGCAGCACCGACAAGGTAGTAGGTTCCCGTCGTCTGCTCTGTCGTAACGACATTCGTTGCCGTAGTTGCTGTGACTGCGTTTCCGCTAAACCCACCTATGAATGTGGTGGCACTCACCGAAGACAATCCACTTATGGTTGTGGTTGTGGAACCAAGAGAGATGCTGGTCGAACCGAGGGTGAACCCGCTGTTGACAAGCATCGCATTGGTGACTGTCGAGGAAGGAATCGTGGTAGTCAGCGTGATATCAGCAGTTCCACCGAAAGCAACTCCTGTTGCCGTGACATTGCCTGTTAGTGCAATGTTCCTTGCCGTTGCAAGTCTAGTTGCAGCAAATGCCGTGAACCCCGCTGCCGATGGATCAATCCATGTTGGTTGTGTTGGTGTTCCAAGGGATTGGTTTGACTTTAGGATATAGCCAGTTGCAGTGGGATACGCTCCCGCTGCCACAAGTTGCCCACTGTAATCCGCGGGCAGAGAAAATGAGTAACCACCACCACCCGCAACGATGCTATCCGTTGCTACCGAAGTATTGAGAAGAAGTGTGCCACCTATTCTGGCATTTGCATAAGAGTTTCCAGTCGAGACATCACCCGAGATGGTTGCTCTGTTCTGAAACACGAACTCATTGGCACTTGCGTCCCAACCGAAGAAACCTGTTCTTCCGGCTGAACCATCGAAGTAGGTGAATGCAATACCACGATCCTTGCTTCCGTCAGAAATGCTCAGAGGAAGACCACCCGAAAGACCGATGACGATCATCGGATCATCGACCGTCATCACATCGCTATTGACTGTGGTGGTCGTTCCGTTGACAGTGAGGTTTCCGGTGACGGTGAGGTTTCCACCGATGCTTCCGTTACTTGAAGTCGTTATGGTGGTGAAGGATGGAGTCGATGTAACGCCAATCGTGACATTTCCAGTCGCGCTGCTGACCGTGATGTTGCTACCAGCGACTGCCGATGCAACATAGTTGGCAAAGGAGACAGCACCCGTCGAGCCGTTGAACGAGTGAACACCGGTGTTCGTTATGGTGATTGTCTTTGAACTTGTGGACAGGGTTATTCCTGTACCAGCACCAAGAAGAACGGCACCAGTTACTCCACCAACTGATGTGACTGCACCAGCAGCAATGTTTGAATCGACATATGACTTGACGGCTTGCTGAGTTGGTATCTTGGTTGCAGAGTTTGCAGACAGAGTAGAGTCATTGAGAATCTCTGCACCGACCCATACTGCCGTAGCACCGTCATGCACGAACAACTTGTCCAATGCCGTATCAAATGCTGGTTCTCCTGCGGTGAGTCCAGACGGTGTTGTTGTGCCTCTTCTGATCTTGATTATTGCCATTTCAGTATACTCCTCCGTCTAGAATCACTCCCTCTATGGGTTCTAGATCGGCATTTCCTGTGTAACCTTGAAATCCTGTCTTTGTGATGATCAATCCGTCTACCTGAAGTCTGCCCAGAATATCTAGGTTGCCACCAACCTGTAAGTCTCCTGATATGGAAACATTGTTTGGCAGTCCGATTATGATATTTGGGCATGTCGTGGTGACTTCCACCTCACCCGAAGTTCCCGTTATTCCTATGCTTCCAAGAATGCCACCAGAACAGCCATTGATGGTTTGTATTCCACCCGAGGAACCACCGCCACCAAAGGTGAGGGGAATGGTTTCCCCCGAGGAACCACCAACATAAAGAAGTTGATCTGCTATGTTTACGGCGAGTTCACCAAGTTGCAACCCTGTCGGCACTGCGCCGCCAGAAAGCCCTCGTCGGATCCTGATGATACTCTGTGACATTTTTGGTTACTTAACAATCAAACGTCTGTCGATCCAACAAACTCACCGTTCGGAATGGACTTTGTAAAGGTATATGCAGATTTTACCTGATTCATTCCCGCAGCATCAATGACAGCAGGTGCAAACCACACATCAAAATCAAACACATTGATGGTTCTTTCATCAAGAGGAATCTTGTTGTCTATTCTTGCTTGTTCAGAAACATATCCATCCAAAATAACTGTACCTGTCTTGGCTGTATGATTCAGATTCAGAGTACGAATCTTCCAATATTGCGAATAGGTTCCTGTAGGATGTTGAATAATTTGTTGTAGTGCCATTATGTTGACTCCAATACCGATACAATTATATCAAGACCAGCAGTTGCTCCTGCTGTTGCCTTGAGTGTATCTCCTGTTATTAACGGAATAGGTGTGTCTAGTGCTTGATATGTTGACTGAATCGGAACTGCTGCTGCACGAACAATGTAGTATCCTGTTGCTCCCTTGAACAACTGAATGGAAACGGAGTTTGCTGTGCTAGTGCTTGTGTTTGCAACATGGATGCCATTGATAATGGCAGTACCTGTGATGCCAGCATAGATTGTGCTTGCACCAGTAGTCCCAATTGAAGTTGCGTAATTTGTGTATATGTCGGGCATGAATGTCTCCGTTTATTATTTATCAGGGTGATATACTCTTGTATGGATGGTCTACAGGAAGATCACCTTCACGTCCCCATTTGTGTGCTAGATATCCTTCAATTTTTTGTCGAGTGTCGGTATCCCAAGTTTCTTTTGAGATTATTATCTCGGCGATTCTTCCATTAAAATTGAATGATGATGATGAATAACTTCCAATAACGAAGTTTGAAGACAATGTAGGTGTTGCTCCAAGAGTTCCACTATAAGAGGAAACCAAAGATCCTGCGGAATAAGCATCACCTGTGCTGCTGTCACTTTTTGTAAGTACAAAGAATGTTGGTTTGGTTATGGAAGCAAATGTTCCTGTGCTATATGTTCTAAAATTAGAGGTAGTATATCCCCAATACAATCCCCCACCAGTAGAATTTACTTCAATAAGAAACTCCCAAGTCGATTCTGGTACATGAAGAATGACAGGAGAGTTTGAAATGACATCTGCCTCAAGCAAAATTGCGATGCTATGAGTATCGTCATTTGATAATATAGTGGTTAGTGTTGTAGTTACTGCACCAGTTATTTCCATACTGTCATCTGTACCATCCCAATCCAATGTAGATCTTCCGTTTATGCTATTTGAAAGATAAGTCGGTCTTTTGGCATTATCACCTTGAGTTGCGTTTCTTCCATTGCCACTCTTGTCGTTCCATTGAGAGACAACCGAACCATTCAATGTGATTGTAGAAGCATCAGAGCCATCCAACCAAAGTTCTGTGGTGATTTGTGCGGGTGTCCACCCATCAGCAACAGTATTAATAAACGCTCCCAAATCTCTCTCCATGTAATGCTTCAACATCGGAATAGTTCCTGCTGCTGTACGGCGTTGATCTGTTGTTCCATTGTAACCAGAGTTCAACCCAAAGCCACGCTTCGGTATGAGGAGATTTTGCTTCGACCAAATGTTGCTGCGTTGGATGCCTGTCTCCTGACGCACCCCCACCCATGCAGAACCATCCCATTGCCACACCTTACCTTCGTAGGTGTACTCTTGGTTTACTTCGGGGTTGGTTGGAAATTGAATAGGCATGGGGGTTATACTGTTGGTGCTACATCCTTATATGGATGTCCTACTGGAAGATTTGCTTGCAGTCCCCATTTGTGTGCAAGGTATCCTTCGATTTTTTGTCTTGTAGTGGTAATTGTTAATATATTGCATAGTACGTATTTTGATTTGATCTAATTCCTGTTAAATTTGAATTGTTGTTAAAGGCATAGAATACACCTTCACTAAAATTTATTGTTGCACTTTCGTTTCTATCCGCAATTTCGTTGATTGCAAATTTTGCGTTAGTAGTAGTTGTTGCTTGTGTACCTGGAATGCCACTTTGAGTGCTTGCATTTTTATATACTGTTGCTACGTTTGTAGACATTATATAATTTGCAGAGTATAAATTTATTGTAGAATCTCCTGCGGCAGAAATAGTAGAAACATAATCACTTCCAAAAACTACAAAACTTAAATTATTATTTAATGGACCTAAATATCTCGATTTTGATGATATGGGATGATTACCATAACCAAAAGTTAATGGTGCAAATGTTGCTGTAGAAATACTTCGACAAACATATGATATGGTACAATCATTAAAAAATAAACTATTATCAATAGTTTTTAATCGTTTATCAATACCTGTAAAATTTACACAAGGTTTTCCATTTTCGGTTAACACTGTGCCACCACTAACTATTTGAGGTTGATTTGCAGCAGTAGGTTGAATTACATTTCTTCCATTTTCACTTTGGTCGTACCAAGTTGTTACAAATCCATTTGTTCCACTACAAAAGGAAGTAAGTGCAGTTGTATCAAGATCTCCAAATAAAGTAAATCCAATATCTTGCTCTGCATTGTCACTTGCTCTTCTTACACGAATAGCACTGCCCGTATAAGCAGCACGTAATGCACGAACTGAATATGCCGCAGCCGCTGATGGGTATAAATCTAACAACCCAATAAAACCAATATTATTAATAAACTCATTTAAATCTCTCTCCATGTAATGCTTCAACATAGGAATGGTTCCTGCCTTTGTACGGCGTTGATCGGTTGTTCCGTTGTAACCCGAGTTTAATCGCCATCTTCTCATGATAAGAACCATCCTCTCTTGAAGTCTACGATATATTGAACTGCACCTGTTTGACCGTTGACGGAATTTACAATATTTGTTGGAGTTGCACCTGTTGCTCCCGTTGCTCCGCGTTCGGATGTCAAGGGAACTGCTATAAACTTCATAAACTCAACAGTAATATTCTTTGCGGCACTTTTGTTCTGCACAATAAAGAAGATACGATCATCCGTCTCAAGATCAACTATTGTCTGAATAGCACCCGCAACTGGTTTAGACGATGATGAACAGTCAACATAAATTTCTGATTCCGAGATTCTGTCAGCATCCGCACTCAGACCACTAGCAGCATCTGTGTTCTTTCCGATGTAGAATCCACAAGTGTTGTTGCTAACTTCGCTAAAAAAGTCGAAGGTTGCTATAGCATGGAATCTTCCACCACTGCCTGTATATTTTAAAGAGTTAGTCGAGGGATCTTTGATAAAATTGTATAAGGCTCCCGTCTGCATAGTTCCCGAAACAACCTGACGCTGGTTGATTACGGAAATTACTGTTTCGACAGCATTATTTTTCAAATACATCACACCGACATCGTTGTTACCAGCAACACCTGAACCTGCGGTACCTGTTGCACCTTGAGATCCTGTTGCACCTGTTGCACCAGTATTACCTTGAGAACCTGTTGCTCCTGTAGCACCTGTTGCACCACTTATTCCATTTGTTCCTGTCGCACCTGTTGCTCCTTGAGGACCAAAAGGTTCAACCCAATAGGAAGATGTTCCGTCTGTAATATAAACAAATATATTTCCGCTTGTGGTGTTGAACCACATATCGCCGTATGTGGCTCCTGCGGGTGCTGTAGTTGATGAAGTAAAACTTATTGCTCCTGTAGCACCCGTTGGACCAGGAACAGTCGATGCTGCACCTGTGGCACCTGTAGCACCCGTTGGACCTTGAGAACCATCATTTCCTGTGGCACCTGTCGGTCCTTGAGATCCATCATTTCCTGTGGCACCTGTGGCTCCTGTAGCACCACGAAGACCATCGTTGCCAGTTGCACCACCGCCACCAGTACCACCCGTTATGTTCACGACAATGCCGCCACCCGACTGAGTGACCGTCACTCCGCTTCCACGGAAGTCTATTGAGTTTATGTTGCCACGAACTAACCGTCCATTTAACAAAGCCTGTACACCACCACCCGATGCAGCAAGCCAATCCAACTTGGACAAATCGAAGTTCGGATTAGCAAGAGGTGCGAACACCTTCTGCAATCTCTCAAGCAGGTTCTTGCTGTCGAGGGTTACTACTTTCTTCGTCTTGTCATAGATGAGGGGATATTGAACATCGATGATCGCATCTTCTCCACGATCACCCTTGTCTCCCTTGTCTCCCTTCGGACCTTGAAGACCAATCGGTCCTTCGCCTCCCCGCTCACCTCTTGGACCAGGCAATCCCTGCGGACCTACCTCGCCCCTCTCGCCTTTCTCGCCCTTTGGACCTTGGAGTCCCTGCGGACCCCTCTCGCCTTTCTGACCCTTGATGCCACGTTCTCCGCGCTCTCCTTGTGGTCCTGCTGGTCCTTGCTCTCCTCTTTCGCCTTGTTCTCCTCTTGGACCTTGCTGACCTTCCTGCCCTTGCAGCCCCTGCGGTCCTTGTGGACCTTGTGGTCCTTCCCGACCTTCGGCTCCTTGCTCTCCTCTTTCTCCCTGCTCACCTCTTGGACCAGGCTCTCCAGGATCTCCCTTCTCGCCACGGTCGCCCTTTTCCCCTTTTTCGCCCTTCTCCCCAACTGGACCTCGTTCTCCAGGGAATCCAATGGGACCGCGATCTCCTTTTTCTCCCTTGACCGCAACAACTGCTTGACTTTGTTCCGCAACCGCTTTAGGCTTTTCTTTCCTAATCTTCGTGTCAAGTGGCTTCTCCTTTGGAATATTCCTCTCCACAAGCGAGAACATCAGGTCGATCTTGAGGGGATCGCCTACAATGACAACATGACCCACCTCTTCATTGAAGAGGCAGAGTCGGCGGTTGCCTTCACCTTTTCTATAGACGGGAGGATCTATTGCTTCCTGTTCCGAAACAACACTGAAGTTGACTCCTCGGGGAACATCCTTTAGGTTGGCTTTCAATGCAAAAACATCGCCAAGGTTAGCCTTGGAGATGCTTCCTGAGCCAATGAAGCCGCTAAAGTTGTCTTTCATCCTATACGGAGTTCCTTCCACATGTATTTAGGCGAACAATGCCTTCCATGACTCAGGGAACAGCGGTTCTATTGTCTTGCTGATTGCAGCGGCATATTCACGAACTTCCCATTGTGCATGGGGATCGGATCGCAACTTGCAGACACGGGCATATGCCGCAAGAGAACCCGTCCACCACCACTCCGTATAGGTTCCCTGTGGCAGCACGAACCTTGCTTGCTCTGGAGCCACCCCATTCGCAAGAAGTTCTTCATAGCAGGACAGGGACTCCTCCACGATGTCCTGATAGAAGTCATCCATGAAGGTGGTCCCCATCATGAAGTCTGAACTTCCCTGCTTGGCACCATCGGTGGGTGCTGATCTCCACCTTGGATTGTAGATTTCTGGCTCGTCCTTGACATAGCGACGAGACACTTCGTTCTCCACGAACCCGACCTTGTGCTTGTAGAGTTGTGTTCGGATTGAGATCGGTGCCTTTATATGAAGGCAGATCTGCGGGTGTGCGAACGGGGTCCAATGATTGTGTTTGGCAAGGTAGGAGATGAGTTTCTGATCGCGCTCCGACAACTTCTTGCCAGCGATCTCACCAGTCCACTTCTGCTCACCTTCCCAATCACTTTCCTTGTTGAATGAAACCCGTGCTGCGTTGACCACCATGAGGTCGTTCCCCATGTGGTCGATGTATCTCACGAATCCCTTGTCAAGTACATCAATCTTCTTGTCCATCCGATGTGCATCCGCTTGGGTCAGCATATGTAAACTCCACTCCTTCTACTTCTGTGAAGGTCTTTGCATAATCAACCGCTCGTTTCCAGAGATGGGGATCCATCTCACGGACATACTCCTGAAAATGATGAGTGAACTGAAGGAAAGCCATCGACAACTTCGCGGCTTCCTCCCTCAACTCGTCGTCTAGATCGTCACTTTCTTCCATTGATTGAACCTCAGTGTGGCTTCGGCACCCTTGCAAGTGCATTTCTTCATCATGGCAATGATGCTAGGGACATCCGTTCCCTCCATCACCATGTCGTTTATGTCCTTTGCCCGTACTGAGGAATCCCACACCACCACTTCATGACCAAGATCTATGTGCTTCTTCAGTTGAATGACAACTGCCTGATTCCTCGGCTCATTATCTAGGGCGAAGATGAGTCTTCTTCCCTTCAAAGGCTTGGGAATATTAGAACCATCATTGATTCCTATCATTGCCACCGCATTCGGAATGAACAGGGAGTCGAGTGGTCCTTCGAAGACGAACACATCTCCGTCCTTGTCCATTCTCTCCATTCCATACCACAGTTTCTCAATGGTCTTGTCTCCTTTGAGAGTGATGTATCGGGCAGTCCTCCTTGCATTTCGATCAGATGCAATGGACAATGCCCTGCCCTGTGCTGCCACCATGTTCCCGTGATTGTCGAAGATGGGAATCACAAGTCGAGCATCATGCTCGACCACGACCTCGGAGTCAACGGACTTAGCCCACACACCGAACTTAGGTGCATAGTACAGGATGTTCCAAAACTTCTTCGGGATCATTCGCGACTCCACGAATGCCCTGCATGTATGATTGTCTGGCAGTTCAGAAACCTTCTTGAGTTGGTTCAATGGTGAATCATCGCTGACCTTGAATGGCTTCTTGAACAGACCGCCTAGCATCTCTTCCTCCTTGGGTTTGGTGTAGTTGGAGTGACCGACCTCTCCGTTCCTCCACCGCTCAAGCGAGTACTCCTTGCACATGCCTGGTGCCACCATCTCAAGGAACTTGTACATCGTATGGCTGGCACCGCAGTTGTGGCAGCGATAGAACATATCATTGTCCTTGTGATAGAAATAGCCCCGCGCCTTCGCCTTGTTCCTCTTGGAATCACCACACAACGGGCAACGGCAGTTGGCAAGATCCTGCTTCTTCCACACGAATCTTTCGAGGCGCGGGGAAAGCATGTTTATATACTTCTTGTCGATGAAGAGCGACATCAGTCAAAACTCCAATCCGTGTATTTATCCGAACCACCCTCAGACTTGTTGCTTCCGTTCTGCTTCTTTGCAGGATCTTCACTTTTCCCAAAACCCTCGTCTCCAACGATTGGGCTATCGACATCAAGCAACTTCATCCTTGACCTGTCGATTCCCACCACGAACTTCTTGCTGCGGGAGACATCGTTGTATCTGTTCTTCAACTGCTTTACGAGGATCTGCCCCTGCTCCTCAAGTTCCTCCGTGCCGATCAGGGCAAACATGAGATCCGCCGTGGCAGGAAGACCGAATGATTCCGATGTGTTCTCAAGCCCGACATCGGTGTTGTTGAAGCCACCTCGGTTCACCTGAGTCGCTGAGAAGATCGGGACATCGAACTCGACTGCAAGCCCACGGAGTTCCTCCGCGATTGCCTTAATGAATGTATAGGAGTTGACGGATGCATTCATCTTGAGGCGAGCAGAAGCACAGATATTCAGGTAGTCGATGAAGATGATGTCGGGTTCGAAGTTCTTCTTGGTCTTCAGGTCATTCAGCAATGCACGGAAATGATTCGCATTTGCCGTGGCAGTCGGATACTCCTTGATGATCAGCCTACCCGTGTACTGCTTTCGGATCTTCTGCATCTTCTTGTTGTACAGATCTGCTGGAAGTTTCTTGAGATCCTCCATCGGAAGATCCATCAGGTTGGCATCAATGCGTTCCGCGATTCGTTCCTCTGCCATCTCGCAGGTGATGTAGAGGACATCAAGGTTCTGAGTGAGGCAAGCAGATGCATGATGGCACATGAACAGAGACTTGCCAACACCCGTTCCTGCCATGATGATGTTGAGCGTCTTGCGGGGAACACCGCCATTGGTGATGATGTTGAACTGCTCAATATCGAATGGGATCTTGTTCTCGACCCGATGGTAGAACTCATACCGCTTGCCATAGTCTTCGATATAGTCGTGACCGATGTGCGTGTCAAAGGAGACAGCCAGGGCATCGGAGAGGAGTTTCGGCAGCGAACCGACATCCTTGTCCTTTGCCTTGCCATCTATGATGTGAATCGATTCTAGGACGGCATTGTAGAGTGCCTTGTCCTTGCAGAACTTCTCCGTCTGATGGACAAGCCATTCGGTGTCGGGTGCCTTCTCGTCGGTGAACACCTTGCCAAGAGTGGCAAGCGTCTGCTTCATCGTCTCAGGATCAACATTCGTCTTTGCGTCGAGCATGATCTCCAATGCACCCTTGGTGGGCATGGAGTTGTACTTCTCAAGGTACTCCGAGATCATCCTGAACAAAATCTTGGTGTCCCTATCAGCGAAATAGTCCTCCTTGAGAAAGGGGAGGACTTTTCGGAAGTACTGATCGTTGCGAGTCAACTCGCGGAGGATGGTCAGTTCAATCATGTAGGTAAGTATATCGCGGGAAGAGAGTGAGTCAAGAGGTTTTCGCTCTCCACTTTATATCCCATTCAGACCAAGTGGGGGGAACTTCGGCAAATACGCCATCTTGCAAACTACCCCACCCTGTTGATATTCTGTCGTAAGTTTTAGACAATAAAGAATCAAAGTTCTCTTCAGTATTTGCCGTAGTGGTATCGGGATTGTTGTAGATTGGAACTGTATTTCTCCTCCCGACTTCACATTGTATGGTGCCAATTTTCTTTTGATCGATTAGATTTTTCATGGTTCTCAAAACCATGAAATCACATCCTTGAAGGTCGCTGATGTACGAATCAACGTAATCTATCTTTCTTTCCTCCAAGAAACGATCCATAGACACAGTCTTCACAAATACTTCTTCTGACCCAAGTATTACATCATGCAGTGAGTTGTCCTTGTTTGGACGCAATATTGAACTTGAGTCACCGTTGTTCTTCGAGATCATGAACTTTATGACCTCTTCGTGCCTGTCAAATACAGCAGCATTTATCACTTCAACATTAGCACAAGCAGAAAACCTGTGTCGAAGCGTATCCACGAACCTCGGATTTGCTTCAAATGCAAAGATTCTATCATATTGATTTACATAAGTTGATAGTCCACCACCAACATGCGCGCCGACATAGATAAGTGTTTTCATTTTTTCACCAACAAGATGTTTTCTGCATTCAAAGCAACCGCATTATACTTGCCTTCGAATCTAGCGTAGACCTCACGGTACTTTCCATCGTGTTCTATGCATATGGCATCAACATCAAACCGATCAAAATCAAACTTCATGGAAAGATCGAAACTAGTTCCCTCAACATCAATTGATACAAAGTGCAACTTTGGTGGTAGGAATGCATAAAGTTCTTCCAATGAAATGGTAGACGCAACGTATGGAACATGCTTTCTTCCAAGATGGTTCAGATAGCCAGACCACCTATCCTTGTGCCATGCTTCGGTTGTCGTCAATGCCCCATCAGTCTTATCATCCTTGGGAACGAGCCACGACTTCAAGGGAGGGCTTTTTTCCAAGGTTACTGCTGCACCGACGATCAATATCTTGTCGTTTGTCTTGTACTCATCGACAAGATCCACAAGGCTGTATGGAGACATGTCAACCATAACCCCACCCCAACCCTTTTCGACCAAGGCGCGGGTGTTTGATAGATTCTTTGGATGGAATGCCCCAATCTCAAGAAAAGAGCCATTAAGGGTGTTTGCAAAAAACTGCGTTAAGATGTCATCTTCATTGTTTTGCGAATACATTATTTACTCCATTATATTTTAGATCAGATATTTGTCGCCAATTACAGATGGCGTTTTCACACACAGAACCTTTGAAGGCTCAAGAAATTCCTGTTCCGTCACTTCACATTTATCTATGACATAGACATCACCAGCAGTCAGTATCCTATCACCAATGCGAAGTTTTCCTTCTATGAGGACATTGTATTCGGTTGCTAACAAATGATAATGGGTTGGATGTATTCCAACCTCACATGATATGAGGGCAACCTCAAATTGATCGGTTTGAAGAATTGCTGTTGGAAAGTTTCCAATAAACCAACCACGATTAAACTCGTTGATGTTTCGTATGATCATCGGAAAATGTACTTGTATTTGTGTGGTTCGGAGGAGAATGAGGATATCAAACCATTAGACGGTGCTTCTTCTGTTAGATCATCCTTTAGCAATGAACTAACAACAAACTGCTTCCCTTCTTGCTTGTCATACTGAAACAATTCATACAAGCCGATGCCTTCCTCGAACGAGCAACCAATGTCTCCAACCCGCGTATCTGCGACTGTTATCACAAGTGTCATGGATTTAGCCTCATAGTTTTTTGTGAGGTGTTCCCCATATATCATACTGCAAAATATCCAATGATCCGTAGTCAAAATTTCCAACTCTGTAGTTAGTCCACCCACCAAAATATGGTCGCTTGTGATCTATGATTCCGGCTAAGGCATCAATAGAACTGCCAACATCAAGAAAAATGGCTTTTCTGTACTTCTTCAACCGATGAAGCAAAGCCGACTTGACATGTCCTATTCCAACCAAGAAAATGCTCGCCGTAGAAGTCTTCAACTGTTCTGCAATCAGCATTTCCGTGGCATCGATATCATCGCAAGCAAACTTTTGCGGAATCTTCAAATAATCTGTAAATGAGTCAATACCAAGGTAATCCCGATACTCCGCATGTGACATCAGGTTCTTGATCAGTTCTATCTTGGCATCTGCCCCTATCAGCCCGATCTTGCCAGAAAACTGCCTCAATATCCACTTGTTCGATACAAGCCCATAACAGAATTCTGATGGAAACGCTATCGGCTGATTGGGATACAGGCTTCTAAAATAGTTTCTATTCTCGGGATAGATTTCACATGTTATGAAGTCATTCTTGCAGACACCATCGACAAACTCTTCATGTTTGATCTGACCATAACCGCGAGATAAAGCACGTTTACCAGGTGAAGCACTACCAACTTCAAGTTTGTTTAAGAAAAAATAGTCCCCATCCCCAAACTTATAGAATGTCTTTGCCTCAGATCCACCCACCAAATCAGACAGAAGGCTCTTGAATTTTAGTAGTTCGTCTTGAAATGTCGGATAGGTGCTTGAATGAAAAAAACACGAATTATCGTCATAGTTTACAGTTCCATCAATTCTATAGATCATATCGTGCATATTGTTTCCTTTAGGGCTTCTTGTATACCCAACAACCACAGACAACTTCTTGTATGTTCAAAGACTCGTTCACTGCGGCAATAACTCCAGACCAACATTGATTATAGTCATGTCCAGCAAGATAACCACCAGATTTTACCTTTGGTAGCCAAGCCGCTATATCAGCCTTGACGGAATCGTAGTCGTGTGCTGCATCGATGAACACTACATCTAATGAATCGTTTTCATATAGTATACTTGCATCCAACGATGTCATTCTCATCGGATTAACAATATGTTTCAGCGGAGCGATATTCGATATGAATGTCTCATACAGATAGTCAGCACCATGTCTTTGTAAGATATATTGGTGTTCTGGAGATCCAAGCCAGGTATCAACTGCGTCTATGGCTATCGTTTTTCCAGAGTTCAATGCCTCAACCCCAAGGAATGCGACACTCTTGCCCATCCAGCAACCAACTTCTACGATATGAGCCTTATCAGGAACTTCTGCTATGAATCGCTCGTATAAGGGGGCATAGTCAAACCAGTTCTCACCAAAAGAATTATTTGTGTAAATATGTTCCACATTATTTTCCTTGATAAAAGTATCTTAAGGTCTTTTCGATTCCCTCTTCCAACGCGGTGTATTGAAATCTATTCATATCCACCACAATAGATTTTGCTACCTTTTTCTTGTGAGGGGATGCGGTCTTGCCGTCAAATATTATGTTTCCACGATATCCCATCAGTTTAGATATGAGATGCACCACATCTCTTATGCTAACTTGATGCGGAGAGGAAACAATCACTGGATGTCCTTCTTGTTGCTGCGACAGGATTTCAGTCAATATTTCTTTAAGATCGTCAGCAAACAAGAATGTCCTGACATCATTACCATCTCCAGATAGATGTACATCTTCCTTGCGTGTCATGGCTACATCTATGTCGTATATCAACTTGTGAATGATAGTCGAATCCTTGTGAAACTTTCCATATCTACCATAGCAGTTACCAAGAACGATTGGCACAGCATTGATGCCAAAATCCTTGTAGTATGCTCTGCATAGATTTATCGTCATTCTTTTGCTGACAGCATAACCCAATACCATGTCGTTGACATTGCCCATGAATAGATCCTCCTCATCAAACACATCCTTGTTGTTGGATGGTAGACAGGTAATGGAGGAAATCATGGCAATGGTAGGAATGGAAAGTTTCGCAGCGGTTCTCAGTATATTCTCATCACAGAGAAAGTTTGTCCTGATATAAGAAGCATGATCGCGAGTCATCTCTATCGATGATCCATGCTTTCCCGCACAGTGAATAATCCGCCCAACATCAGATAGCGGAGAAACAGCAGTGTAAACGGACTCGAAATCCGTGAAATCTACATGTCGCCCAATTCTATAATCGGCTGATAGGTTTCTCCCTATGAAGCCACTTGAGCCAGTAACTATTGTCTTCACACATCGACCCTTTCGTATCTAAAGTCATCATCAACCCACCAGTTTCCACCATGATGGGTTGGAATCATATCAGAATACCAAGGATAGAAAATCTTGTTGGCATTTCCAAGGTATGCAGCCCACCAGCAAAAAGTACTCGGAGAAAGCACAAGAGTTTTTGCCTTGCGTATCAGTTCAAACTGCATCAAATAGTTTTCCCTGTAGAAGACAACGTCGTTGAAGTCTTTTAAGAAAGAAAAGTACTGATCATCAAACGAATCCGTGCAGAGATATATTCTTCTCGGATTGACCTTTTTGATCAATGCGGTGTAAAATGACGAAGGTGGGCATAAATGCGTTGGATATCCATTCCAACCACGACGAATGGACAATACCAAGTCATCTTCTTCAACAGAGCAGGGAGAGTCTATGTCGGACTTAAACCAGTTGAGAAGTTTTTGCCTATTGCCCTTCAAGTATTCATATCGTTGAAAGAATCCATCAAATATAACGTCGCCATTGCAAACATTGAAGTCAAATTTATGACCACGGAGATGGCTGACATTCCCAACGCGACCAATGCCATCCACAATCTGTGCTGTATTCGGCAGACCATCGATTGCATCAGCATAAAATGCATGACCATGAGTTTCAGCATACAGTCTGGCGACTGCATACTCCCACATCTTGTTTCCATGCGTTCCATTGTATTTCACCTGTATCATGGTGTGACTCCACAATCCGCATTATATGCTTCAGCCTATCTTGTAGAAGTGATGATATGCTCCACCATGAGAACGACCAAACGAATGTATCAAAGACAATCCACTCATGATTACCTCTCTTGAAAGAACCTTTTTACCCAATATATCACATAGTCTATGTCCTGATCGGTCATGGCTGGATGCACAGGAAGAGAAATCAACTTTAGCCACTCTGTGTCAGCAACAGGATACTCGCGATTCTGCTTGGTCACGGTATACTTGTGAAGTGGCTTGAAGTGAACTGACGTATGAATCTTCTTGTCTGCAAGATAGGCAATAAGTTCTCCACGAATGGATGGATCGACTCTGGCGCAATAGTATTGAACCGTATCAGACCAAGGAGGGGTTTGAATGAACCCACTCAGTTCGCTATTGTAACGCTGCTGTATGTGTCTACGACGCTCAAGATGCCTCGGCAACTTTTGCATCTGTACAAGTGCTATGGCAGCATTGATGTCTATCATGTAGGACTTTGTCCCCATGAGTTCAACCTCGTAATCCCAAGAATAACCAGGCTTTCCCGTCAGACCATCTCTAACTCTAGAGTGAGTGCTGCTGATACCAAGCCAGGTCATTGGAACGAGTTTCTCATACAAAGCCTTGTCGTTTGTCGTGATCATTCCACCATCGCCGCAAGGCATTGTCTTTACTGCCTGAAACGACCAGACAGCGACATCACCCTTGGTTCCAGCACCAGGAGTATAGCAACTATGGGCGCAGTCTTCGATGATTACACCGTCATAGTAACTTCTAATCTCATCTATGGGTGCGGGAACACCTGCCATGTTGACTGCAATAATCGCCTTTGTGTTGGGCTTCAAGTTCTTCTTCACATCGTCGGGGCAGATATTGAGGTTAGCCCTATCGACATCGACTATGTTGCTAGTGCAATTGTTCCACAGAGGAACAACAGCAGTTGTCAGAAATGAAATGGTTGGGTTTATGATGTCGCAGTTGGTTAGATTCATTGCCTTGACAACGAGATCTTGACCATGTGTAGCACTGGTCACGGCGACTGCATATTTTGCACCCACCATTTCCGCAAACTTCTTTTCTAGTTCAGCGACTTTAGATCCTTTACCCCACCAGCCGCTTTCAATGACTTCGCGAACTGCCTGTACTTCTTCCTCGCCACCAAAAGGTCGCAAACAAGGAAGAACATTGTCTCTTATATTCATCATATATTCCTTTTATCGTTAATGAACAAATCAACACACCATATAGTTATTCAACTCACGCGAATATTGGTTTGGGGCTGCTGTACCCCATCTTTCCCAATTGTTACGAATGAATCCAAGATGTTTTAGTTCTTCGTATTCATGTCCCGAGTTCTGAACAAATGAGTAGAGTATTTGTTCGGAACCAATTCCTGGAGGAGGATTCAGGTTGTTCTTTGCATAATTGACATATTCAACCATGATATCGGTGTCCATTGAAAAATACATGTCTTCAAAACAATTTGGAGTCAATGGATTGACCGCACCGGTAAACGCATTTACAAAGTGCTGACTTCCAACCAGCATTTTCTTTTTACAATGCTCGGTTCTATAGAACACATATGGGCATGTGACAAATCTTCTCCCTGTCAAGTAACCTATCTTTTCGTACTTTGAAAAGTCCAGCAAATGACGCGCTTTGATTAGCATGTCCAGTTCACCAAGCCCTTTATTGGAGACACCTATATTGTTGTTGTAGAATATACACGGCGTGTCGTTGACTGCATTGTGCAGTCTGGGGCTAAGTGTAGCCAATGTGTTCTTGTTGTCAATCGTATTGTCAACGAACACCAATGAAAAGTTTTCTGGTAGCACGCGATGCAACTGCTCATAGCAGATGGCATACTCAGTCAGCCGCTCGCGGTTTAGATCCCTGTTAGTCAGAAAAGAACTGAAAGCAATGACTAGATTTTTCACGTTTTACCCCATCATATGGATGCTTTGTAGAGGATGACCACTAGTATTTATTACTGGCATGAAAAGATCGGGATCTGTTTTTATCAAGTAACCTATCGCATTCTCTTCCGTAGCAACGACACCCTTTGCCAGCATCTGTTCCTCAAACACATACCGAACCTTACCTGCGATTTTCTCGACGGTGGCAATCTTCCCACCCATGAATCCCGCAGCAGTCAATGGTTTTGCAAGCCAGAAATAGTTTTCTGGCAGGGTCTTGTTATGAATCAAGTCTGGATAGTTTCTACTCATCTGAATGAAGAATCTATCACCAAGAGATTCAACCTTGGATGGATTCGGAAAGTCCAAAGAGTACAATCTAGGATCTATGAATCTGCTGCAACCAGCATCGACCCAAAATACACTCATATCCTCGGAACCATATCTCTTCACGGCATCAATCATCCAATGCAACTTAGAGTAGATCACAAGTGTGTATTCTGCAAGATTGCATTCAAGACGATGGGGCTGGTTCACCCTTGTCTTGAACTCGGCTGAATGAATGATCTTTGAAACTCTATCCTTATAGTGATAGCATGGTATGTCAGCAAGAGGTTGTTCCACAAACCAAGTGGGCTTTCCATTGCGACGATCCATCACCCATTGCTTCAAATTCGATTCACCATAGACCACCAATGGTGTTTGCAGCCGCAGGATTTGTTCAAACCACTGCAAGTAGTCTTCAAATCTCCTGCCATCATATGCTTCTCTGCCGATGTTGTACAGACCAGTGACGCAGATGCTTTTCATGATATCCTCAATATAGATTCTTTACCACATCAACGAGCAAGGGAACTCGGTTGTACTGATGTACAAGGCACACTCGGTTTCCCAACCGATTGTAACCAACACCATCCACAAACTTGTGTTCATTTTCCACAAGCAGTGAGCCATATTCAGCAAGGCGTGTTGGGTCGGTTACAGTACCACATTGAATGCTCCACCCATCCTCCATAGAGGAGAAATATGTATTGTCGTGATATTTCGTCTGTATCAGCAGATTCAATGCCGCTTGGTCTGGATTGTATACAGGGGTAGCCATCGACAGGTTAAAAATATCAGTGAAGAATTGGATAGCCGTCGTTGACTTGACTGCCACAGTACCAGCATTGTATATCACTTTGTCCATCATCATGGATGAGTAGTTGGGGAACGACATCCTCATGTTTTCCCTACCCCATGTCTCATCCTTGTATCTCACACACTCAGAACCCACCAAAATTTGCTTGTCACCAATCAAGCGAGTTGCCAGAAACTCAGAAGGATTTGTCTGAAAGACCACATCACCAACATCAGTTGATATGACATTGTCATAGACACCAACATGGGAGGAAAGATATGAAGCGATATCGCGGAATCTATCAACGACTATGCTCTTTAAAAACGATTCCTTTGCCACCACCTCAAAGCCATGCTTGGTAAGGTACTCTGCTGATGATTTCTCGGCTTCCCCATTGCCATATATCAGGGCTAACTTATGTCCAGAGAATCCAGATTTGGCTATGGATTGCACCCAAGGTTTGAGTGCTGACGGAGAATATCGATTGAAGCAACCAACTATGATATCCATTACTTTACCTCCATCATCTGCATAAGGAAATCTTTCATCATCTGCTTTCCATTCCTGATGTACTTCTCAGAGCGAAATCCACTGATTGGATCAACACTGACCATTTTACTCAGCCTAATCGGATCAGTCAACAACGAAAGTATGTCTTCATAAGATTTACGGGCGGTGTCGTTGTTTGTCGTGTCGAACAAGACATAGGAATCTGGATTGAATTCCTCCGAGATGTTCATGGCACCCCAATAGACAGGAACAGCATTTACCGCAAGCACCTCGTATATTTTCTCCGTGATGTATGACTTGCGAGAAAGATTTTCAAATGCCATTCCAAGGGCGTATTTCGATGTGAAGTCAAGTTTGTCGTCCACATTGCCAGCATTGTTATGCACTCTGCCACCAGAGACACAAACCCCATTGGCAACTAAATGACCCAACAGCGATGTGCGAAGCCCATTGCTCGGGTTGGAAACTAGCGACGATATCTTTGCTTGCTTTTCACCAGTGAACTTATCACGCAGTTGTTCAAATGACGTACAGCCATACTTCTCCAAATTTCCCATATGATAAGCCGCATATAGCGGAAATCTAAAATACCGCACATCATCCAATATATCTTCCGCTAAATCAAACCCGATGTAAGCATCACACCCTGGAGTGGTACGAACTACATCATAACTTTCTCCTGTAAAACAAATACTGGTTGCATCGACCTGTTCCATATTGGCATAAAACTTACTACCAAGTATTGGTCTATACATTGAGATGACCAAATCATAGGTTTCAGAACTCTTGTATCCCATTTCAATGGAACAAGATGGATTCAGTTCACGCAATATCCGTGAAAAAAAACATTGCTCTGGATATCCATTGTCCTCGAATCCACCCCAAGTATTGACGTATGCAATCTTCATATTGAAACCTTGATCAACTCTCTGTCTGCTGTTTCATCGCGCGAAATCACAGAATACTTGCAGGAGTTCAGTCCCTCTTTTTCCCATTCCAACTTCTTCGACCACATCTCGCGGATGCGCTCCATGTTCTTCATGTAGGCATCATGATCGATCTGTCGGTCGTGATTGAGCGATCTGAGTACGCCAGGAGACTGTCTCTGCACCTTCAGATCGGCAAGATGGCAGCGATAGAGAATATCATCGTCCTCGGCACCCCATCCCCAGTACTCGTTGCTGTAGCCATTCACCTTGAGGAATGACTCACGGCTGAACATCGTGACTCCACCGAAGTAGCCATCGTAAGGAAGCCTGTAGTTGAACTGACTTGCAGCAGCGGCGAGATGCGTGGGATTTTCCTGATACTCATAGCCGACATTCTCAGGAAGCATATCGACATCATGGAAAACGAAATAGTCGCATTCCTTCGATGCCTCAAGGAAGCCAATGTTGAGCAACTTTGCTCGGTTGAACGGCTTGCCTTCCTCCTGCTCAATGATATAGATCGTATTGTCTATGCCACGATCACTGAGATACTTTTTCAAAAAGGGGAGGAACACCCTAAGATGTTCCTCCCGATTACGATACGGAACCACTACTGCTAGTCTGTGTTTCATTGGATTTCCTTCAGTTTCAAACAGCATACATCATTTCATTTGCCATCCTATAGGATGACATCGTACCAGCATCGGTCCACCAACCATCCACGAAAGTGTGATTTACCTCACCACGTTTAAGGTAATCGTTGATCACACCGCATATCTCATACTCACCACGATTCGATGGTACCAGTGTACGAACTATATTGAATGCATTGGGATCAAACAAATAAATGCCAATGCAAGCATGAGCCTTTGTTGCATCACTTGGTTTCTCGTCAATGCTAATTAGTTTTCCATCTCTAAATCTTCCAATACCATAACGATGCCCGTCTGGAACCATCTTGAAGAAGATACCACAGCCACCTTTGAAGGATTGTACAGCATCCTTGATACTGAAATCGAACATGTTGTCGCCAAGAAGAACCGCACAGTTGTCGTTTCCGACGAACTCCCGCGCACATCCCAAGGCACCAGCAACACCATCTGGCTTGTCCTGAGTCCTGTAGGTGATGTTGCATCCAAACTGCTTGCCACTCTTGAGAAGCATGGAGAAATCACCAACACACTCAGGATTGGTCACGATCAGTATGTCGGTGACTCCTGCCTCGACAAGTTTGTCCACGCAATGCAAGATCATTGGCTTTTCGCCAACCGGTAGGAGATGCTTGTTAACTGAAATAGTCAATGGATGCAGTCTTGTTCCTGTGCCACCAGCAAGTATTACACCCTTCATGTTGAACCCCCGTACTTGAACTCCTTGGCAACTGCTTCCTCAAGACGCTTCATCACTTCATCAGTGAAGTACTTCTGAGGATTCTCATTGATGTTCTTCTCGAATGCCGTGGTTCCATCGGGAAGTTCAATGCGAGTCGATACCTTCTTGAAGATCCCATTGTTGAGTGCGATCTCCGTCAACCCGTAGTAGCGGTTCAGACCAGTGTCGTAGTTCAACTGAACATCGACCTGCTGATTCTCCTTGGTGAGGCGGGACTTGTACAACTTGCAATGAATGATGTTTCCCACCACATCACCCTCTGCATTCTTCTCCTTCTTCTTGGAGAGGTAGACGATGGTGGAAGCGGCATACTTCAGACCGCTTCCACCACCCATCTCCTTGGTGGGGACATATGCACCCACGACATCGTATGTGTGGTTGGTCATCACAAGGGGAATCCTTGCCTTACCCAACTTCATGGTGAGGACTCGGAATGTCGCCTTCACTCCCTGCGCCCTTGTCATGTCACGGACATTCTTGCCCTCTGCTGAATCGTTGACTTCCTTCTCGGTGGACAACATTCCAAGCGAGTCGAGGACGATCATCATCGGCTTCCTCTCTCTCTCGTCCATCTCAAGGATCTTGTCAACGATGTTCACACATTGAGTCTTGAACTCCTCAATGGTTGCCACAGGGAAGACTGCCACCCTCTTGGCATCCACACCACGACCTTCGAACATCTCGGAGGTCACGGCTTGCTCGGAGTCGAAGTAGAGGACCATGCCCTCGGGATTGTTCTTGAGGAACTGCGCGACAATCCCAAGGGTGAAATAGGTCTTTCCCGTGGCAGATTCACCCGCAAGGGCAATGATCTTGTTGTCCGCTACTCCACCGTACAAAGATCCCGATAGGAGCGCATTGAAAGCATAGGAGCCTGTGTCCACGAAACCCGCGACATCTGCACCTTCGATTCCATCCTCAACGATACTGGCAAACTTGTTGCCAGATTCCTTCACGATCTGCTTTAGGAAGTTCACATTACTCTCCTGAGAGTTTGAGGTTTGCCGACTTGACACCGCTGTTCGGCATTACTAGACCCGATCCAAATCCCGTGCTGTACTCGTTGGCAATGCCAGTCTCAGGCTCAAGACAGTAGATGATCTTGTCTGCCGACAGGGTGACAACATCATCCTTGGCAAGGGGAAGCCAAGGAACAAGAGCGAACTCTCCAGCCTTTACCTGTGCAATCCATGCTGGCTTCTTCAGCGTGTACATTCCCTGCTCATGCAGGATGGTCGTGTCCGCGAGAAGCATTTCACCCGTAACCAATCTGATCAACTTCACATTCATGCTATGCCTCCTTTTGTTAGGCTTGTCACTTCACTATAACACAAAAACGAACTCTGTCAATATTCTTCTTCGTTATCGTAGTTGAATTTTGTTGCAGTCGATGCACTCCACCGATCTTGGTTCTCGCAGAACCATCTGCGCGTGGAAAATCTGAAGTACGGAATCTTGAGATCCGACGATGGTGTCTGCGACTGATGTCTCCATATGATCCTGTTGTTCGGTTGAGCAGCAAACTGACCATTGTCCAACTTTATGATGTTGAACGACTTGTGTTCATTCGGTGTCTCTGCCCACCCGACATCTGCCTCATTTGGTTCCGATGAACAAGGATCAATCGTGAACAGATAGTAGCCAGGTGCGCGGGATTTGTCTTTCATCACCACCTCGCACCTTGCATTCCTGAGACGTTCCTTGCGGATCACCGATATGTTGTATGACATGCCGTCCCACAGTTGCAACCAATCCAAGGGATAAAGTCTTTCAGGATCGACATCCTTCCGCCAGACATAGGCATGGAGAGGCAACTTATCGTAGACTGCTCCAAAGTCATGGATCAATGATTCGAAGTACAATGCCTGATTGGGAATAGACTTCACCGTCAGCCAATGAGCAGATTCGTACTCGCCCTTGCCAAGAAGGTTTCCCTTCTCGTCTGTAAGAAAATCATATAGAAACTCCTTACGGACGAAGACTTCTATCGGAGGAATGTTTGCTATCAAATATGCCATCAACCAAACAATGCCTCTAGTGTGTTGACTGCCTCTTCTCGCCATCCAAGAACACCAAGGATCGTGCGGAGAGGCTCAAGGAAAGTCTTCTCAAACTGAAGATCGTAGTCTATATATCCGTCAAGTTCGAACTCATCGGGAATCTTGCCCGTGAATGCAATGACTTTCTCGCCAAGCATGTTCGGAGTCTTTAGATAGATGAACTTGATCTTGTCCCCTTCGCGAATCTCCTGATACTTGCCACCCAACTTGTTCTTGCGGACATGATGGTTGTAGATCAAGGATCCCTTCGTGGCAATCGGCGTACCCTTCTTGTAGATGCCATTGGGATCGAAATATTCACGAAGCCCATTGCAACCTCGGGGGAATGCAACCTTCTCTGGCTTCAGCCCATTAAAAACATTCCTGAACTGACTGACGAACTCCTGCACCGCAGACTCGTCCTTGTTCATGATGGTTGAGATAACATTCTTGAGGGCTTCACGGACAACCTCGGGAGTGGACGAGCGAGCAGTCTCAATGCCCATGATCTTCAGTTCGGGCTTGGCAAGATAGACGTTCTCCTCACCCATGCAGACATTGAGCATATACCGCTTCTTGGCAGTCCAAATGCCCTTCTCCGCAATCGACTCTCGCTTCATGTGCATCTTATTCTCGTAGGCATTCACATGATCCGCGAGGGAGTCATAGGAATCATTTATCACCTTCTGAAATGCATCATTGGAAACCTTGTCGATGAACTTGGTGATCTTCTCCGAATCCTTCTCATTGGGAAGGAACTTGTCAACGAGCGGACCAAGGTTGAGGTAGACGGAGTCTGTGTCGATTGCGATCACATAGTCCGTGTCCGTCGAGCCAATGATCTTGTTGAGGTATTCGTTCAGAGACTTCTCGACCCATTGAACCGACAACTGCCCCGACAGCGTGATAGCCTCAGCAATCTCCTCATCGTAGTAGCGGAACCACTCGTTGCCGATTGCACCGAATGCGGAGTTGAGTTGGATCTTGCGGACGAGTTGGAAGTTGTGATACTTCGAAATGGCAAGTCGTAGATCCTCTCTATCTTCTTCAGGCGCATCCACAGGTAGTCGTTTGAGAGCAGCCTTGGCTTCAAGCATGAGTTTCTTGTACTCCTTGCGCTGCTTGTACATCGTGTCCATGAGTTCTGGGAGAAATCCGCGAATATCCCTTCGATAAGTCGTACCATTGGCAGCAAGACAGAGGTTTGCCTTTCGTGCATGGTCGATGAGTTGTAGGGAAGTAGGAGTTCCTTGTAATACCGACGAAGGTATGATCCCACGGCGTAGCCCGTCAGCCGTCTTCGTCTCGGGCGATAGGTTGTACTGCATGATGAGGTGGGGATATAGAGAGTCGAGGTCGAACGAGACGACCCACCTTCGCATACCAACCTGCGGATCCTTGACATAGGCACCTTCGAATGACGCATCCTTCTTTCCTTTCTTCTTCGGGGGAATCACAATCTTCTTCGCATGAAGATGGTGATAGATGATCTGCTCCCATGTCCTCACCTGAGAGAACACATCCTGCATGTTCACCTTCGCGGAGTAGGCAAGGGAGACTGCTAGTTCAAGAAGCCTCAACTTGGCTTCAAGTTTCTGTACGAGGATCGTGTCCTGTATGTTGTACTGCACGAACTTCGTGAAATCATTGCGATAGAAGTCGGCAAAGTTGTCATGTTCCTGATACGCAACCTTGGATTCTCCTAGTTCCACTTGGGCAATGTGACCCAACTTGTAAGTCTCTCTGGTCACATATGTGAACTTCTTGTAGAGATCATAATAGTCGAGCATGTTGATGCCGACGATCTCATACGCGACATTCTCCCTGCCGTTGATCTCGACCTTGCGATCCTTCAACTTGCCCCACGGGGAGAACTTCTTGGCAAAGGATTCGCCAAACAGGCGGTTCATCCTGTGGACAAGATAGGGGATGTCGAAGAACTGAACATTCCACCCCGTGATGATGTCGATCCCAAGCGACTGCCATGTGAGCATGAAGTCGCCAAGCATCTGCTCCTCGTTCTCATAGAGGTTTACGAGAACATCGCCTGGCATCTTCGACTTGTCCACCTTGCCAAGGGCAAAGGTGTACTTCTTCTTGCCGACGATGAGCGTGATGACATTCACGCGCTCGTTTGCAGTCTCTATATTGGGGAACCCCTCCTCCGACTCGGTTTCGATGTCGAGGTAGGCAATCTTCATCATGTTCATGTCATAGTAGATCTCGGAGGGATACTCCTCACCGATGAACTGATAGAGATAGTCCGTGTTGCCATAGATCGGATAGGACTGAACATCCCGATACTTGTCAACGAACTCCCGTGCAGAGTCTATGTCATCGAAGACAATCGGCTCGACTGCCTTGCCGTCCAAGGTCTTCCATACTTCACCCCTCTTGCTGAGGACGAACAGGGAAGGCTTGAACATCTCCTCTTCGGTGAATGGAGTGCCGTTGTGATAGCCGCGGTGTAGAATGCGATTGCCGCGAATGGCGACATTCGTGTAGAACTTGCTCATGGTAGTAAGTATACCTCAATGCATCACGGATGCAAGGGTTGTCGGTATCTCTTCTTTGATTCTGTTCTCTGCCAACTGAATGTATTCGGGATTCAGTTCCGTTCCCACAAAGTTCCTGTTGTTCTCAAGAGCAACGACTGCTGTGGTTCCCGATCCCGTGAATGGATCCATTACGGTTCCACCCTCGGGGCATCCCGCAAGGATGCAAGGAAGAATAAGATTCTTCGGATAGACTGCGAAATGCGCTCCCTTGTATCCCTTGGTATTCACAGTCCAAACGGAACGCTTGTTTTTCTTCTCCACTACCGCGCGAAAGGATTCAATCGATTTGCCATCAGGTCTAGTTACACCTTTTGTCTTATTTCCAATATTCTTCGCACTCTTTTGCGGTCCCTTGTACACCGCATCTTCCTTGATCGCCACATGGTCGTAGTAGTAATGAGATTTCTTGGAGAGAAGAAAGATATACTCATGCGACTTTGTACAGCGATCCTCCACGGACTCGGGCATCGGATTTGGCTTTGACCAGATGATGTCCTGACGCAGCCACCAACCATCCGCTTGCAGGGCAAATGCAACCCGCCAAGGGATGCCGATGAGATCCTTGTGCTTCAGACCCTTCTGCTCCCTGCGGTTGCCAGGAATGAATGAAGGCATGTCGCGCTGTCCGCCGATTGTCTGTGGTGGAGGAGCGACATTCTTCTGAGCCATGTACGAGTCGCCAAGGTTCAGCCACAGAGTGCCATCAGGACGAAGACAGCGGCGAACTTCGCGGAACACATCAACCATTGCCTTGACATATTCCTCCACTTCCTGCTCGGATCCAATCTCCCCTTCGCCGCCTCCGTAGTCACGAAGCCCGAAGTACGGAGGTGAGGTAACGCAAGTATGAACAGAGTCTGCATCAATCTGCTTGAGTGCTTCACGGCAGTCTCCCTGTATGATCCTGTAGTTCATTTTTCCTCAGTACTTGATGCCACGCGCGAAATGATGCTCCTCGAACGACGAGAAGCCAAAGCATTCCCTAGCATACTCCAAGATGATGTTCTTGTCGAAGTTGTTGCAGGAATAGACATCCAGCGTGATGAAGTGGGTGGGTTCGATTGAGTGGATTTGAATGCCACTTTCAATCAGAGGAACCCACCCACTTACACCAGCCTTTGCTGGATAGAGTTCCTTGCCAAGGTGAGTTGGTCCGTGTATGACTATCGGTTGGCTCATGCGGGTCATGCCGATCTTGTCTACGACCCGCTCAAGGAAACGATAAGTCAGTTCCATGTCATCTGCCGCACCAGGCTTGCAGTTGTACATGTCGAGGTAGTATGAGTATCCAAATGCCATTTATTCGCGCTCCACCATGTAGATGTGTTCTTCGTCAATAACGTCGTATTCACCATACTGCTTTCCCTTGCACTTGGTGATATCCCACAATGCACGATCACCTGGCTTGATGTCTTCCTTGACACCTTCGCCAACGCCAATCACCTTTGACCATACGAGTTTGGTAGTCACCCTCTCGTTGTAGATGATTCCTGCCTCAGTGGTCTTCTGTCCACCGAAGTCGCGCTGAAGCATGACGTTCTTGCCAACTGGTCTGAAATTGTTCAAGATAGTTCCCTCGAAGTGCAGTACTGAAGCGATTCGCCATATTGAGCCTTTATTCTCTGATCCTGTCTGTAGGCAGACAGCAGAATGATGTAGTTGATCACATCCACCATCGTGTCCTCAAAGGACTCGTCCTTTACATGGTTGTTTCCCGACTCAAGGATAGACGACAGACGGCTCATCTTGTCGGTGAGGCGAACCATGAATCCCTGCTCCGTCGAGCAGATTCCCATTGTCTCCACGCGAGTGAAGTTCGCAAATGGCTCCTTGCCATCGTTTCCAGCATAGTCTCGGTTCTTCTTGTCCATGAGGTCACGCGCTTGCTTGCAGAGAACCTCATGATGCTTCAGTAGTTCTTCTCGGGTCATTTGTTTCTCCATTATGATCAGTTCACGCCTGTGCTTCCAAACCCACCATTCCTATCGGTCTTCAACGATGGCTTCACCAAGGTTTCGAAGATCGTGTAGTCGATGTCTCGTACCAACTCTGCCTGTGCTATCCTCATTCCATGAGTGATCGTCTGCCGTTGCAGAGAATCATTCTTCAGCATGATGAAGCACTCCTCGACATAGTCGGAATCAACTATACCCTCTGCGTTCTGAGTTACAAGCCCATTCTTGAAAGAAAGTCCAGATCGCGGATGGATTCTTATTGAGTAACCTGGTGGAATGTCGAATATCAATCCCGTAGGAACCAATACACGAAACTCAATGGGTATCTCAAAACTATCGACATTGCAGTAGAGATCAATGGGTTCATTCATCATCGAATAACCCTTGATCTTGCTGACACCCTTCAGACAGGCACAGAGGTCGAAGCAAGCAGACTGATCCGTGGCAAACCGAGGCATAGATGCCTCTGAATTCATTCTAAAGATATTCAAGTTCATGATGTCCTCAGCGGCTCTTTGCCTTGCGATCCTTCTTGCGATTCAGAAGTTTCTTCAGACGATCCCTGCGATCATCCTCATCCTTCTGGTTGTTCAGCGTAGAAGCAACTAAATCAATCTTGGGTGTTTGGGGCTTTGAGTTCTCCATGTCCCGCATGGCAGAAACCATATGACCCATCTCCTGCATCTTCTGCTGATAGAGAGCAAGATTCTGCTGCATCCTTGGCTTCTCTTGCTCGGGATACAATGGGTTTTCCAACAGGGATCTACAGGCAGAGATTCCATCGTCAAACTTGTGGAGATAGAATGCCGTCGATGCAATCTCATCGTCAATCTGCCACTTATAGACATCCTCATCTATGAAGAGAATGTCGAACTTGGGATATGGCATTGTCTTTGCCATAGTTGCATAAAGATATGCAAGTCTTGGCTGATTGATCATGCGATACAACTTCGATACCTGATACAAGGGTTCTGCACGGATCGGGCGATAGTTCCATGCCATGAGGAACCTCTCCTTGATCTCACCGAAAGGCTTGTTGGTGATTGCCGCGATCATTGCAATGCGGTATAGAGAGTAGAATACCTCTTCCTCCCACCCACCCATGTCAACACGCTTCTGATATGCCTCCGCTGACTTCTCCCACTGCTGCGAGTCGAAGTACGATTGGGCAAGATAGAACTGATGGCGGGTGTTGGTTGGATCTTCCTTCATTGCCTCCTCAAGAACCACAGCATCGCGGCTGTACTTCTCAATCGGAGTAATGCCAACATTCCTTGCTCCACCCATCGTTCTCGCGCAGATGTTGTAGTTGCCCTCAAGTTTCACAACGCGAGGATTCTGCTTCTCGCAAGCAGCATATTCGTGCAGGACACCCTTGTATTCCCACTTGGAATCCAACTTGAACACCTGATTGCGCCACCAAAAGAAGGATCCTCGCTTGATACGAAGGGCATAACTATCAACTTCCGTGGTGGGGGGAAGAATCAGTTCACCCTCAAGATAATCGTCTGCATCAATGACCCAGGCATAGTCTGCCTTGCCCTCTGCTGCCTTGAATGCAAGTGTGCGATTATGACCGAAGTTCTTCCACTCATGGTCATGAATCTCACCAGGAATGCCCTTCTCCTTGAAGAAGTCGGTGATGATTTGCTTGGTGTTGTCGGTGGAACCCGTGTCGCAGATGACCCAGTAGTCGATGTACTTGTAGACCGAGTTCAGACATTCATGAATGATGTGCGACTCGTTCTTCACGATCATGCATAGTGTAACAGTTGGACGCATAATGTATATTCCTTTTGGGTCAGGGTTTCTTCTTACCTATATGGTATTTAGGTACGAGTTCCCAGTTCTGCTTGTCTTTGTGTGGGATTATTTTCATCTGAGCAAGCGAGACTATGGGTTCACTTGCCTTCTTTGAATCAACTATCTCCACAAGACCCCATTCCTCAAGGAGATTGGCTATGGTGTTTCTCCTGCCGATGTCCGTGTCGTCTATGTCGGTAGGCAGTCCATCCAAGGCAAATAGTTCCTTGAAATGAACGATGTAGAACTTACCACGCTTGTGAAGTATATGACAACTCTGATAAAGTTTGTTTTCTTTCTTTGAGGAGACACCTATTCGGGTCAAGGTTTCCCGTACCTTTAGGAAGTCGTCCTCTGCCTTCAACCTGATCTCAAGGAGATCCTCGACTCCGAGACTTAATATTCTTTTTTCCATAGTATCCTCGCCAATCAATCATCATAGTTTGATGTACTTGATTATTTAGCATTTTGGATACCCCCAATAGATTCTTGACTTGCCTTGATCACCTTGGCAATGGTCTTAGCCCCAAGGACATCACGGATCTCCTCTGCCTTCTTGGCAGAGCAACCGAAAATATCACAGATAGTCTGCACAAGTTCAGCATCTTCCTTCTTTGCCCACTTGGAGTATCTTTTCCGTGGGCGGATGGAGTGGAGCATGTACTCGTACTGCATCTGCTTGTCCAAGAACCCGACGCGGTTCATGGCATTTGCTTGCATGATCGTGTCGGGAAACTGAGACAGACCCTTGTTCATGAGATAGGGGGCATACTCGGATGCCCCCCTTCCCTCATCACGGATTAGATTGACCTTGGTCTGGTTGATGCTGTTCATGAAATCGAATGGATTGCTGCTCATTTCTTGAACTCGCATGAAACCATCAGTTCACTCAGACAAGCCATAGTGTTGATTTCCTGATCCGCAACGAATGCTGCCTTGTACTGATAGTCAGCAAGCGTGAGGATTGCCTGTGGAATGGACTGAGGCTCAAGGATCTCGTACAGCCCATCATAGATGGTGCGGAACAACCCGACATGATCGTTGTCGATGTTCGTAGCCACCCACTTGCGGATGGAACCGAACTCCTTCTTCTTCATGAAGCCGATGAGATCCTGAACCTTGTCGCTTGCAGTCGTGCCAAGGATGCCAACATCGATCTTTCCCCCCAAGGAATACTTCTGCAAGTCATTGATCAACTTGCGGAAGTCGGGGAATCTACGCATGACGAGTTCAGCAATGACCTTCTCATCGTACTCAATCTCCTCGGAGTCAAGGATGGCACAGATCCTCTTGTGCATCTGCTTTGCCATCTTTGGCTTCTCAGCCGATGGGATGCGGAAATCGATCACCGTGCATCGGGAATGCAGCGGCTGAATGATGCGATTCTTGTAGTTGCAAGTGAGGATGAAGCGGCAGTTCTTTGAGAACTCCTCCATAAAGCCACGAAGTGCTGGCTGCATGGATTGGGGATTGGAGTAGTCAAACTCGTCAAGGATGACCACCTTGGTGCCACCCGTGAAGGAGACTGAACTAGCAAACTCGCGGATGCGAGTCCGCAGCGTGTCGATGTTTCCATCCTCTGAGCAGTTGATGATGATCCAATCGGAACCCATCTCCTCGCAGAGTGCCTTGGCAATGGTCGTCTTTCCCACGCCTGGTCCACCCGCAAGGAGCATGTTCTGAATCTGCCCCTTCTCTACGGACTCGTTGAATGTCTTCAAGAGATCCTGTGGAAGAACGCAGTCTGCGATCCTGCGCGGACGATACTTCTCTGACCACAGATATTCATCTGTAGCAAGCATTGTTCACTCCTTACTTTGAGTCTGAACGGAGAGCAATCCAATAGGTAACGCCATTCTTGTTTCCAACGAACTTGGCAACGGCAGTTCCGCCGATCTCGACCGAATAGTCATCGGAGAGCATCTTCATCAGTTCGATGTCGATGTAGACCGAAAGATTCGGCTCTGCCTTCTTTGCCTTGATTGGAACCTTGTAGGTATTTGATGTGCTGTTCAAGCCGATCTTGCGGTCGAATGCAATGATCTCAATCCCACCCGTGGTAACATTGCCGCGGATGCAGATGGTGTCGAGTTGCAGGATCGATGCTGCCTTCTGGACCTCTGCGATCTCGGATGCTGACAGATCGAACTCTGCCGTCAGATCAGGCATCTTGATCGTCTTGTTTGCCTTCTCGACCAACTTCTCGTCGGCATAGAAGTACTGAACCGCACCACCCTTCTGCGAGTTCACAACGACATACTTGTCATCGAACTCGTAGTCGGGTTCGTTGAACAGGCTTGTAGTGGCAATGAACTTGCCAAGATCGAAGATTGCGAACGGCTTGGGAAACGATTCATCCACCTTGACCTCTGCCATGATGTTCTTGGCAGGGGACACCGTGCGGATCATGTTTCCCTTGTCCACATAGATGGACGAGCGGATTCCCGAAAAGTTCTTCAGAATGTCAAATGTCTTCTTGCTGATCTTCATTGTTCATCCTCAAAAGTATCCATGATGTCATCGACCTCAACGTCCTCACCGTTGTTTACCATGTCCTTGAGATCCTTCAGGTGATGCTTGCGATCATGCCTCTGACCTCTGCGTTCGTGCTTTCGCCCACGCGATGAAGCATGTGTGCGGTCGAGGGGATCGAAATCGTTGTCACTCCACTTCCTGCTCACCTGAGTTCTCCTTGTTCTTCAGTAGTTCAGATAGGTACTCTACACCGAATGTCTCCTCAATCAACTTCTTTCTCATATCATTCTCCGAAATCGTTAGTGGAACATAGTTGCTGAAACCAGGCATCTGCTTCGGGCAAAAGATCCTTGGATAGTCCAACTTTGAATAGTGGCTATCAGAAAGATTCTTGAGTTGCGTGTGGCTGAAGTCCCCACAGGCACATCTTTCGCAGACGAACGATCCAGGAAACTTCCTGCTGTCTCCCCTGCCATCGCAGGGTGGGATGTTCAAGTCCTCGGAACCATGACAGGATATCTCGCGAATATCCTTCACTTCCTCCGACACCTTTGCGTTGCTGAATCCACGGGAAAGATGGGCATCGGCAAACTGCCATGCCTTTGTGAACTTGTTCCTCAGATATTTGTGTGTCATTGTATCCTGCTGAAGTTGTTCTTCTTCTTGAAGACCAATACATCCTGAAACTTATCCATCAACTGATCGCTCTTGTGCGATATGACGAATATGTTGCATCTTTCGCCCATGCTCTTGAGCAACTTCATGAACTCGTCCATTCCCGTTCCGTCGAGGCTTGAATCAAATACCTCGTCAAGCACAAGAAGATTGCAGTTGGTGCTGTTCTTCAACCGTGCGATCTCGCGCCAAGCAAGAAGAAGAGACAGATCGATACGCATCTTCTCTCCCTCACTGAACGATGCATAGGTGAATTCGTCGCGGTGGCGGGACTTGATCGTCTCATCGAAGTTGTCGTCAAGGTTGAACTGCACGAAGAAATCCATGCAAGCAAGATAGTGGTTGATCATCTTGTTCATGATGGGCAGGTAATGCCTGATAATCTTGGTCTTGATGCCCGTGTCCTTCAGGATGTTCTGTGCCGATGACAACAACTTCTGCTCATGCAGACGATCATCAAGATTCTTTCTTGCTGAAGCAACCTTGTCCTCAAGTTCCTCAAGGGCAGTCTGCTCATCGTCAAGAGTCTGCTGCGACTTGCGGATCTTCTCCACATCGGACATCAGACGCTCAAGGATCTTCTCTGCAACTCCAAGTTTTTGCCTGTGTTCGCTGAGAATATCGGACAACTTGCTGTACTCAGTCTCTGCCGATGCAAGTTTATTGTCCTCAATGAACTTCTCCTCGGTTGCAATCATCCCCTCGACATTGAGCAATGCCTTGCGGATCTCCCCTTCCTTCTCCTGCTTTGCCTTCGTCTCCTTCTCACGGTGTTCATCCGTGAGTGCCTGTCCACAGGAGGGGCAAGTCATGTCCTCCACCGTCATGTAGACGGATATCTCCATCTGCAATGCATTGAGTTTCTTCTCAAGGCTGTTGCGAATCTTATTGAGATCAGCGATAGCCTGATACTTCTTGCGAAGGAGATCCCTGTTCTTGGAAAGATTGCTCAGTAGGTTTCCGCCGCGAGTCACCACGGAGGAAAGGGAATCGCGTGTCTTCTTGTTCTCCTCTATGTCGGACTCTATGCCCTCAAGGGATGAACGGCTTTTCTCCTCAAGCATATTGAGGTACTTTCTCTGAGTGTCCACCTTGTTCTGTAGGATCTCAATCCCCGACTCGCAGGATCGAATGTCCTCGCGGTTCGATGCGATTCGGTTCTTCAACACCACGTTCATGGACGAGAATATGCCGATGTCGAGCAGGGATTCCACGATGGATCGCCTGTCTGCGGCAGGAAGTCGCATGAACGGGATGTAGTTGGTGCTTCCCAAGATCACGACCTGACAGAATGACTTGTAGGACATCTTGAGGATCTGCTCCTCAAGCATCTTCTGATAGTCCTTCGACTTGGAATCCTGATCAAGCAGGGTTCCGTTCTTGTAGACTTCGAATACCTTGGGACTCAGTCCGCGCTTCACCAAGTACTTGTTTGGACCAATAGTGAACTCGCACTCGACAAGGCAATCCTTGCCATTGATGCTGTTTGCGAGTTGTGGGATGTTGATGTTTCGGAACGGCTTGCCGAAGAGGCAGAAGCATATCGCGTCGAGGAAGGTGGTCTTTCCCGCACCATTGTCACCGCAGATAAGAGTCATCTCTGACTTGTTCAGCGTGATCTGGGTGAAGTAGTTGCCATATGAAAGAAAGTTCTTCCAACGGATCTTTTCAAATACGATCATCGTTCACTCCATCAGTATCTATGCAGGAACCTCTAGACCGAGCATCGGATTTTTCTGCTGAAACCAATCAGGAACATTTCCATCCTTCCATTTTGCAAACCGTGCTTTTTCCCCAAGATAGTATTGCCTGTAGGCAATCACGGCATTCTGATGCTTGTATTGATCAGGCATTGCCTGTGCGAATGGAGTCATGTCTGCCGTTCCCACGATGTGCGGTATGACCCGAAGGAACCAAATCGTCATGTCGTGCGCCTTGTGGATCCTTCCGTATCTACGGGAGTACTCCAAGGAAAGTTTGTGAGTATGACGGGCAAGCCACAAGTAGTTGTCAAACGACTGCCTTGCCCAAACCGTGCATGGATGATTGGTAAAGGATTGCTTGTACAGGTTCACAGGAGCATACGCGACATGGCTGCCAGCCATGCGATGAATCGTGGAAAGCATCTGACAGCCTTCCACGATCATCTTGACAACGTGCTTGTCACACATGTCTTCAGCAGCAAGAATCGGATTTGCATTGAGAACGAAGATGTTCATGACTCAATGATACATCGATGTTTGTGACTGTCAAGTGGATTGATTAGAATCCAGTTGCACCCACTGCTTCAAGTTCATTGTAAAGTTCTGTAAAGTACAAAGAATCCAATCCAGCGGTGATGCCACCCTTCATGCAAGCATACAGCAGTTCGAACTCAGACTCACGGGCATTTCCCGTCCAATGATTCTGAGGTGGAGTGGTTGGAGTCCTTCTGTTTGGGAATGGAATATTGGAAACAACCGTTCCAAGATTGAGTGCTTCCATGTCACCCGCATACAGAGAACCGAGCCTGACATCGAACCACCTAGACTGATTTGCATAGTAATAACCAAATCCATTGTGAATGTGGTCTAGTATAGTGCCACCCAAGGCAAGCACTATAGGATAGTGATAGAAGAGAGTGAACCTTCTGTCGTGATACCAAGGAACTCCCAAGTTGGTGTTCTCGTATCTCGTATTTGCCACTCTCTTCCATTCCAATGCATTTCCAGTCACACCTATGAATGTATTGTAATAGAAGGGATATCCATCGGGAGTTCTTTGGTCTGCTATTCTGGTGGTCGTGTAGATTTCACCAAGCACGGAAGTACCACAGATTCCCATTCCCCATATTCTGTTGGTCAATGTAAATCCGTTTACTCTCTGACCAACGACAAGATCGTAGATAGATGAATACTGCGCCGACGCAATGTCTTCATCAAATATCCAATGCTTTGGTGCAGAATCAGAAGGTGATTTCTTGTGCCAAGTTTCGGCGGGATATGCACTCCAGTCATACCAACCAAATAGTTCTACTCCCGTGACAACACCCTTGTCTGCACTCGGTCCAGATAGTCCATATGTGTAGTTGTATTGATCCCTGAACCAAGAGACGGGGATATTCTCGACGTAACTGGCACCAGACGGAAGGACATTGCCCCAAGTCATGTAACTTGGTTGCATATAACGATGATACGTTCGTTCAATCGCAACCGCTGAGTCGGTCATTATGTGGGCAAAGCCATCTATTGGTGACTTGAACTTTTCCTTCCAGTGAGCCATTGAGGCATCTAGCCTCCACTTGGTATACCTGACATGCTCGGGATCGGTCGGATCCTTGTACAACATCCAAGGTATTGCTTGCTCATAGTAGGCACCATAGGGAAGAAGCCCTGTATAGAAGATGAACTCCATAGAGTTTCCCCAAGCATCTGCAAGGAGATTCAAGTGATGGATTCGCGTTTCTCCATTGCCCCAAGACAATCCTGTTGCAAAGTCAACTGGTCTGTCCGTTATGGTCGGAGGATTAAACAGGAATGTTGTACCATCAAACAGAGTCAGTGTTCGAATATCAAAGCACAGACCAGCAGGTTCAAATCCAGACAATGCTCCGGTCCATGTCACTCCGTTTGGATATGGTATCCACGGTGAGCCAACCAAGACCTGATCCGCACTATAGCCACCATTTGCCCTATTGCCAACCGTCTTCGAATAGACTCCATCGGGATAGCACATTCCACGATAAAAAGTATTCAGATAGGTATCGGTGACTCCATCGACAAGGACACCCAATAGAGGATTTCGCTCAACCGAACAATCGGTCAACATGTCCCTCAAGGTTGCTGATTCCTTTATCTTGAGATATTGATCGAAGACCCATCCAGCATCGGGCGCATATCGATCAGACATCCAAGGAAGACTTTGCTTGTGATAATAAGCACCCGATTCGTACATGGGGCTTCTGAAGATGCCATACGGTGAGTGCAGCATGTGCCGCTCTATGCCGTTTGCATAGCCAAAACTCAAACCCAAAGATGAACTTCCAACCGATTCAGGATACCACAGAGAGTCGGATCTCATGTTGAAGAACATATTGCCACCGCTTCTGGAATACGAATATTCTCCGATTCCATTCACGCTGTAGTCAACAAAACGATGCTTTGCTTTTGCTGGCTTTCTTGCTCTTTCAAAAGTGCGATAAGCAGCCTTCACAGCGGTTGCAAAATCCTTCGGATGCGTCAGCGGATCAAACCAACCAGCATCCGTAGATGAGAGTACGTTGAATGCATTCTCAACAGTGCCACCCAGAGTCAGGGGATTTATTCCTGAAGAGACTCCAAGCAATGCCATCGTTGCTGCCTTGCCGACGACAGGATCGGCAGCAGACCAACCAGGTTCATATCTCCCGATGAGATATTTCATGACTACATTGAATTTTTCCTGAAATGTTCTCACGGGATTCGCGGGAGTTGGAAGAACTGGCGACCGTGTACCCTGTTCGGCAACGATATTCTCGGTGGTGTTCACACCAGCCAAGGTTGCATTGATCAACTTGATCTTGTAGTTGTTGAGAACCCGTATGTTCGTTATCTTCATGGCTTGGTTGCCTCTGCGTCTATTTCAAACTTTCCTTCAAGGATTCGTGAGACTATCTCATCCGATCCAACGAGTTCAACCAACTCGACATCGTAGAAGTATCTACCAGGCTTGAACGATTCGTTGGTCATTGAACTTATGACCATTCGTGTCGAGCCAGTGGATCCACCGACAAAGAGGAATCCGTCACGAATGAATCCCTCGGTCGATCCTGGCTGCACGACAAAGTTCATGGTTGTTCCTGCTGAGTAAAGAACAGGTGTCCTATACTTGGACTTCTTTATCTTCATCCGCATCCTGTAGTTGCTTATCGAATATTCGACGGAACCCTCGTTGTTTATGGCAGATGTAAGAAGAGGCACAATCTCAAGTTGATCATTGTACAACTTGAACTCAAGCACGAAGGTTGTTCCTTGCTCTATGGCAAGATCTGCATTTAGTGCTGCCATTAGGTCGTTGCCTCCGCTGTAACCTCGAATCTACCTGCCACCACCTTTGTGACTTCCTGAAAGCCCGTTGTCCCTGCTACTGCTTCGATGTCGAAGAAATATTTTCCATGCTTTATGCTTGCAGTCGAGGATGGCTTCATCACCATACGCACCCTGCCAGGATGATTGGCAATCAGATAGAATCCGTCTGCGGTTCTTCCTTCAGTATCCTCGTCTCCAACCTGTATCACGCTGGTGTTGGATATTCCGTAGGCACTCGTACCACGATACTTAGACTTGCGGAAGTTCATGCGAAACGAATACTTGTCAAGTTGAAATGTATTCACACCATTGGGAGATGGAGCGACGAGACTGAGTGTGGTGTTGTCATCCTTCAGGAGATCGAACTCCATGATGAAGGAAGATCCCTGCTCGACGGTGAAGTCCTGCTCTACAAGTGCCATCAGCCACCACCAGTGAGATCGGTTACGCTCTTGTCCTTGCGCCACATCTGGCAGGACCAGTACTTCGGAGTGTCTCGGGCAATGCCACCCTTGTCACATCCGTGACGGGCGCGGAAGTTCTTGAGGCGACCAGGCTGATCGCGCTTGATTGAAAGACCAGGATCACCGAAGCGCACTATCTTGCCATCGACGCAGACGGCGAACTTCTTCTTTTCACCAGGAGTCCTCCAAGGCTTTCCCGACTGCCTACCCTCGCACTCGCTCTCGTTCAGCCCCTTGCCAGTGATTGCCTTGAGGAAGGAGTCAGCCGACTTCTCGTCATCGAACATGAACTCGGTTGTCTCGTTCTTGCTCTTCGCAGAACCACCGAACTTCTTGGCATAGGTTCTGATATGCTCGGGTCCGATTCCATTCTTGAGGTTGTCCTGCACGACATACTTCTCGACAATGATCTTGCCAGTTCGTGAAAGCACATCGTTGAATGTATTCATCTGAGAGAGCATGGAGTCCCGATCAACAAAGCAGTTGAAGTTCTTCAACCCTTCATTCACCGTCTTCCAATCACCACCAAGTTCCTTGTACTTTGCAGATGCCCAACCATTTGAGTATGCAGAGGGATGAACCTTGAAACCCTTTCCATTGTTTGGACCATCTATGGTCTTTCCGTTGTACTCAATGCTTGAACTCTTACCCGACACAAGGGATTGGATCTTGCTCCATAGTTCCTTGTTGGTTGGTTCGTTCTTGCCCTCAGTTATTCTTCCCTTGCCAAAATTGGACACCATGATTGGTTCTCCCTCTCGTTTCGGATTTGGATCGTGCTTTCTTTTTGCACGGACAGCAGATGCCCTCTCTCCCTTGGAGAGCATCGCTCGCTTCTCGCGTGACATGCATTTGGGCTTAGGCTCTCCAGGTTCCCTTGCACAGGGACCGATTGCCTCACCCTTGCTGTTGATTCGCTGCCAATCACCCTCGGGGTGAGACTTGCTGAACCAGTTTCTGAGATCTTCGTTTACTCTGCCCATGACATCTCCAGTTTCCAATATTTAGGAAACTAGAGAGACAAACTTTCACTATAGATCTCGCGCATCATGTTCTTCAGATCCGTGCTTTCATCCACCTTGAGTTCATCGATGTATCCATCAATGAGATCGATGGTGTTCTTGGAAAGTTCCTTTTCGGAGACGAAGACATCCTCTTCCTTCTTCTCCTCCTGCTCCAAGGTGTCCACGATAAGCATATCATGGATGCCAGCATCGAAGAGTTTATCGCAGAACATGTCGAACTTGAGTTGGTTCTTCTTGGAAGTCACCACAAGCCTAACATAGCATTCCTTGAACTTTGTGAAGTTGAAGTTGCCATGCCCTTGCTCGTCAAGGACCGCATCATAGACGATCTTTCGATATAGTTTCCTTGGGTTCTCAATGAACTCAATGCTCCCATCCGTGGTGTCGAGGACATGGAATCCACGCTCCTCGGAAACCTCGGAGAAGAACATCTGATAAGGGCAACCAAGGTAATGGACATTTCCCTTCTTCTGCTTGCAGTGGAAATGCCCCGAATAGACCATGTTGAACTTCTGAAGGATGTTTGGGTCAAGCCCACCCTCATGCTTGACACCACGGACAACCTCGTATCCCGTGATCTCAAAGTGACCAAACAGGCAGTCCGCATTGCTGTGGAGCAGATACTCCTCGACTTCAGCAGCATTGTCCTTGGCAATCCAAGGAACGAAGCCACAAATCATTCCGTCGAGCATCACATCCGTTGGCTTCTCGTAGACATGGAAATGATCACCGAATATCTCGACCGCAGAGTTGACTTCATTGGTGTTCTTCCAATAGCAGTCATGGTTTCCAATCACGCAATGCACATCGATCCCGTTCTCGTTGAACCACTCGGTGAACCGCTTCCTGACGGCGCGCAGGGTATTGAAGTTGATGAACTTCCTCCGGTCAAGAACATCACCCATATGAATGACAGTCTTTATCCCATTTGCCTTCAGGTATGGGAAGAACTGCTCTTCGAAGAACGACAGATATGCCTCAAGGAATATCGGGGAGTCGTTCTTGAATCCGAAGTGAGTATCGGTGACGATGGCGATCTTCATTTCTTTGGCTTCTTCTTTGGTTTCTTTTCTGCCACGGGTGCTGCTGTCTTCTTCTTGCCACCCTCAAAGTTCTCTAGGTCAAGTTCCGAGAGAGAAAGGCTCTTGAAGAAATCCTGAACCTTGTTCTCATCATGATATGCCTCTTTCAACCACTTGGGAATCTTACCTGTCATCTCCGCAAGTTCAATGCTCTTGAACTTGATGTAGTTCTGCTTCTTTTCCTTCTGTATCCTGCGGACAAAGGCATAGTAGATGATCTGCGTGAAGTAGGAGAACGGATTCTTTGACTTGCTCGGATCAAAGTTAGCCGCATACATCAGGCAGTTCTCAATGCCGTCACCGACCATCTCGTCGCGATAGGGATAGTTTATGAAGTTCGGTCTGTACGACAGGCGTTCCGCGATGTTGAGAAAGCATCTGCCGATGTAGTCCGTGACGGGAGGAAGAGGAAGGTTAGCCTTCTTTGCCTTCTTCCATTCCTTCTTCCACTTCACCATCTCAGCGTAGAAAACCTTATTGTCTATGTAATGCGAGTCACTCATTCATCGTATCCTCCTTGCTTGCACGAACATACTACCTCAGTATCGGCAGAAGGCAAGTGGCAACTTTAGATTCTGTAGAAGGGGCTTGACAGATGGAAACGAAGTAGGTAACTTGAGTGTGTCTAGTTTGATCAAGAAGTGTTCTTAGACTTAGAGATAGTCATTAGGGTTTGAACTCCAATCACGGAAACTGTTCCCCCAAGACTCGTCTCCCTTCTCACGAAGATCGACATCGTTCTCACGAATCTTCTTTTTCTTCTTGGGCTTTGAATCGACATCATCCTCCATGTCATCCTCCTCAGATGAGTTGTCTCCGTTCTCGTCCTGATAGGACATTCCACCTGAGAGGAAGTCTTCGATCAGCCCGTCCTCCATCATGTTCTTGAAGACATTGGCAGGAAAGACGAAGTTCACGATGACCGTGTCCTTGCCTTTGTTCTGCGTATCCATGATGTTGGCAAAGTCAGCCATTCCCTCTATGTCGGGCGGGGTGATGCCAGCCTCGCTTGCCATGCTTGAAAGCATCTTCGTCATCTCATCCTCAAGTGCCTTCATCTCCGTCTTTTCCTTGTCGGTCAGTTCGACCTCAGCCTTCTTTGGAACAGACGGCTCGTCATCGGTCTTCATCTGCTTTTCATAGGCATCGATGATGGTCTGAGACGGAAGCATCTTGATCCCGACCCAGTTGTTCGGAATGACCACCTCATCGTCGTTGGTTCGACCGATCCAGTTCTCCATCACCACTGCTGCCTTCAGCGATCCCGATGCATAGTCAACGAATGGAACCTGACGGATCTGCATTGGTCTAAGAACCTTGATGCCATTCCTGTTCTTGGACATGAGGGATGCAATGATCTCCTCACCTGAACGCAACTTGATGAGGATGTATTCCTTCATTGTAGATTCTCCATCTTTATGATGATCGGTCTGAACTCGAACTTTTCCGACCGATAGATTTTGATTCTTTCTGAGAAATGACGAAGAGTGTGATTCTTTTTCGTTTTCCATGACAGATCATCCCCAATATCGTACAACTTTGCGAACTGCTTGTGTTCCGAAACACGCAACTGCCTTCCAATCGACTGCAACACACGGACCCTGGACTTGCTAGGTGATGCAAATATGATGTTGTGCAGTCTCTTTATGGAAATGCCTGTGGAGAATGTTCCATACGATGCGACCACTATGCACTGGTCGTTCTCCTCAAGTATCTTCCTGACTTGCTCCCTGTCCTCTGCCTCCGTGCCACCGTGGACAAAGAATGTCTTCTTTCCTGTCTTTCTGACGAGATGATCAAGTTGCTTGCCATGCTTCTCAACGAACTGAAAGAGAATCAGCGTATTCCCCTTCAGGCTATCCGCAAGATCCACGATGAACCTGTTCCTCTTGTCGTTGTGAATGAGCCACAGCATCTCATCACTATAGGTATACTTGCTGACTGCGCGTCTGTCTGCCTCCCCATAGTTCAACAGGATGGTATCTATCTTGAGGCTCGACAATATGTTCTTGTCGATGAGTTTCTTGGTAGAGGTCACATGGTATGACGGACCAAACAACCCTTCGATGATCAACTTGTGGCACTGCATTCCGTCGAGTGTTCCCGTGGTGCCGAAACGGAAGTTGCAGTTCGTGAGTTTTTCCATGATGCCGCTGAGTGACTTTGCCTTGAACATATGGCACTCATCTCCAAATGCCACCGTGAACTGATCGAAGTAGGAACGCGGCTGCTTGTAGACCGACTGCCATGTAGTGATCACCACACGCTTCTTTGTTTCTTTCTCCTGCCCCGCATAGATCGGATGGCAGTTCTTGGATACCTTCCAGTCCGTACCCTTGGCATAATGTTCGAAGTCGCTTGCCATCTGCGTCACCAATCCTATGGTTGGCACGACGATGAGTATCTTGCCTTCCGTATGCTCAAGCATATGCCTCATCAGGAGGTAGATGATCATGGACTTGCCGCTACCCGTTGGAGACACCAGGAGGATTCTAGATGTTTCTGATGCCTTCACGATGGCATCCCGCTGATGGTCATGAAGCGATGGTATGCCAGACTCCTTTCCAACGCAGCGGTCGAAAAGGGCATCCACCTCCGCGCCTGTCAGGGCACGATGCTGGCTTTCGGTAAGTTTGTTGTCGAGGTGATATCCGCGATCAGCGGCAAACTTCGTGACATAGTTGCGAAGACCACGGTAGATCGTTGCCTTGCCTACGTTGTATAGTTTGATGTCGCCACTCCACCGCGTCTTGCGGAAGCGCGACATGTACTTGTGGTTCGGAACCTTGAAGGAGAAGCAATCGCTCAACTCCTTGGCAGTACCGCGCTCACATCGCACACGGATGAATACTGAATCAACATCTTCAAGAACCAATGTATCCATGCAGATATTTATGGTTCTATGTCTTCTCCATTGAAGCGAATCTTGAACTCTCCGTCGTTTAGAACCTTGCCATCATAGAGCAGAACCTCTACTCCTGCTCCCTCAAGGATGTTTATCCCTATATTGCACTTGGGTTTCCATCTCTCAGGCATTATGTCCCAAATGGTCTTGTGACCAACCACCCTGCGTATTCCTGCCATCACGATTGCCCTCGCGCAATCGGGGCAAGCAATGAATGGGCAGTACATGTGGGTATTCAGTGTGGTAAGCCCCTTGCCGACGCACCTGTAGATCACGGCTCGTTCCGCGTGTTCGATGTAGTCGTATTTCTTCTGATATGCTGGTTCGCGGATGGACGGATAGCGGTTGGCATCAGCCGCTATGATT